GGGCGATCGATACTTCTGTGACTGGCATCATCCTGGGGACGACGACAGTGCAGAAGGCGCTGGCGAACCTTGCTCAGTCGATTATCGCAGAATTCGTCAACTCGGCGGTCAAGGGCGTCTTCGGCCAAATTGGCAATTTCTTCGGCGCCAGTATCCTCGGAGGCGGCGGCGGAGATCAGGACTTCTCGGGGGGTCTCACCGGCGCCGGCGAGGAGGTGGTGGGCAGCGGCCTTGCCGAAGGCCTGGGGCTCAGCAGCCTATTTGGCTCGGGCGGTATCCTCGGCAGCCTCTTCAAGGGGATCGGCACTTTGTTCGGGTTTGAGCATGGAGGCATCGTGCCAAGCGCGCAGGGCGGGTGGGCAGTACCGAGCCTGGGGCCGGGCGGCGTGCTCGCACAGCTGCACAGCAATGAGATGGTGCTGCCTGCGAATATCTCTCAAGGTCTGCAGAACTTGATTGCCGCACCAAACGGCGCCAATGCGAGTGGCGGCGGTGGCCCCGTTGTCGTCAATTTTGGCGTCTCCGCGATGGATAGCCAGGACGTGGCGCGGTTTTTTCGCAGCAACGGCAGTGCGCTTGTTGCGGCGATCAACACCGCGATGCGCAACGGATCGATGCTGCGGACGAGCTGATGGCGGACATAGGAGTTTTTCCGTCGCTGCCGGGGCTTGCCTGGAGCGTCACCAAAACGCCGACCTTTCAGACCCGCATCCAGCGAGCGGTGTCCGGACGGGAATTGCGGGCGCTCGATTATCCCTACCCGCTTTGGCAGTTCACCTTGGTCTTTGATTTATTGCGTGATAACCCAGCAGCCGGCTATGACGAGCTACGAACCCTGATGGGGTTCTTCATGCTCTGCCAGGGCGCCTTCGGCACGTTCCTGTTTCGCGACCCGTGCGATGATCAGGTCACCGGGCAGGAGATCGGCGTCGGCAACGCCAGTACGACCGTCTTCCAATTGCTGCGGGCGATGGGCGCAACGCTGCCTGGGGGTGGCTTTCTGGAACCCGTCGTCGCGCCTAACGTCGTTAGTGCCGTCTACCGCGACGGTATCACGCAAAGTCCAGGAAACTACAGCGTAGACCCGAACACCGGATTGGTGACATTTAGCACAGCGCCGGGCAGCGGGCTGATTATCACCGCCGATTATAGCTATTACTTTCGGTGCCGGTTCGTCGACGACAGTTACGCTTTCGAGAATTTCATGTTTCGACTGTGGCAGCTGAAAAAGCTCACCTTCATCTCGGTGCGGTCGTGAAGCCTGCTTCGGCCACCTTGATTGCGCTGCTCAACAGTGGCGAACAATTCATTATGGGCGACCTTTACACCTTCACCCTAGTCGGTGGAGCGACCATCCTACGTTATTCGGCAGCGCCGACGTCGATCGTCGCCAACGAGTTCCTGTTCACGGCCGGGCCGAAATTCGAACGCTCGAAGACCAACGTCGTGATCGGCACCCAGGTCGACGAGCTCGACATTAAGATCTACCCGGAGACGACCGACCTGGTCGGCTCGACCCCGTTCCTCGAGGCCGCCTGGCAGGGACAATTCGACGGCGCTCTGTTGCAGTTGGAGCGCGCTTTTATGGGCGCTGCCGGAGGCGGTTATGGCGACACCACCGCTGGGACGGTGATCCTGTTCTCCGGGCGCATCTCCGACATCGATTGCAGCCGTACCGGCATCGACATGAAATGTCGCTCGCATCTCGAACTCCTCAATATCCAGATGCCCCGGCGCCTGTGGCAATCGAGCTGCGCCCATGTTTTTGGCGATGCGATGTGCCTATTCAACCGGTCGAGTCTTGCTGCAACCTTCGCGGCCGCCAGCGGATCGACGACAACTGTCATCGAGGGGCCTCCAGTGACCTCCACGCCCTACGCGCAAGGCACGATCACCGGCGTCACCGGCGGCAATGCCGGCTACAGCCGCACGATAACGTCCTTTGTGAGCGGCGGCGCCGTAACGGTCAAGCTCGCCTTTCTGTCGCCGGTCGTCGCCGGCGATCAATTCCAGTTGTTGCCGGGTTGCGATCGCACGCTGGCGACCTGTACTAACGTCTTCAATAACGCCGTTCATTTTGGCGGTTTTCCGTACATCCCGACCCCGGAAACCGCGGTATGACCCGCCCTGATATGGATCCGCGGCGACTTGCGGTTACCAAAGAGGCCCGGGAGTGGTTGGGCACGCCCTATCACCACATGGGTCGGCTCAAAGGCGCCGGCACCGATTGCCTGATGGTGCTCGCCGAGGTCTATGAGGCGGCGGCCATTGTCCCGCACGTTGAAGTCCCCTTCTATCCCTCTGACTGGCATCTGCATCGCGATGCCGAGCGCTACCTCGAAGGTATCATGCGGTATGCGTGTGAGATCCCGGGGCCGCCGCAGCCGGGTGATGTGGCGCTCTTCAAATTCGGCCGTTGCTACGCCCATGGCGCGATCGTGATTGAGTGGCCTCGCCTGATCCACGCCTGGCACAGTGCCGGCGTACTCTATGCCGACGCGGAGCAGCCGCAGCTGGCCGGACGTCCGGTGCGCTTTTTTGACCCGTTTGTCTGATGGGCGGAATTCTCGGCGGCAGTTCGAACGCCAAGCAACAGCGCGCTGTCGGCTCGCTCCAGTTCCAGACCTCTCAGGCGGGCGGCGTCATCCCGCTGATCTACGGCACGACCAAGGTCAGTCCCAACCTGCTCGACTATGACGATTTCACCGCGACTCCCAGCAAACAAGCCGGGGGCAAGGGCAAAGGCGGCGGGGGTGGCAAGGGCGGCGGTCAGCAGTATATGTATTCGGCCTCATTTATCATGGGGGTATGCCAGGGTCCGGTCGCCGGGTTCTGTATGGCTTGGTGGGACAAGAACATTGGCACCGTCGCCCAGCTCCAGAGCATTTCGAGCATCAATCTCGGGGCCGATGGGCAAGCTCCCGACCCCTACTGGGCAAGCGCCCATCCGGCGAAGGCGATCGGCTACTCGGGTGCCGCGAACATCGTCTTCGCCAACTATCAGCTCGGCAATACCGCGACCCTGCCGAATTTCAATTTCGAGGTAATTGGTGTGGGTACTGGCGTATCGGACGCCTCACCCAACGGCTATGACGCCAACCCGGCGAAGATCGTCAGCGACTTTTTGACGAATGCACGCTACGGGGCGAATTTCCCGTCCGCCGATCTTGACCCGGCGATGACGTCCGGCGCCGCTTCATCCTATGCGAGCTATTGTGCAGCACTCGGCTTATTCCTGTCACCGCTGCTCGACCAGCAGCAGGAGGCGCAGCAGTCACTCGCCGATATCACGAAGGTGACCAACAGCGCGATCGTGTGGTCCGGCGCACAGTTGAAGATCATCCCTTACGGCGATCATTCGGTCACCAATGCCTTCACCGTGGCGAGCTTTACCGGGGCGCCGACGCAGGCGGGCGGCGACACGATCGGCCTCACCTTTACAGACCCGGCATTACAGGGCGGCGTGCCCTATACGGTCACCTACACGACTTTGGCGAACCTACAGATGCCGGGGGCGATGGGCGGGCTCGCCCAAGCAGTTAATTCCAACCCAAACCTCGCCGGGTTCGGCATCCTCGCGTCCGGCGTCGGTCCTGCCGGCGTCATGGTCATCCAGTCAAATCCGACAGGCAACACGACGATCGACCAATCGGGCGGCGGCGGGATCGCTGGCGGGGGAATCGGCGCGACGGCGACCAATACTTTCACGCCGAACACAACGCCCGTCTACAGCCTCGGCGAGGACTACTACATTGTTCAGGAATCGAGTGTCGGTATCAATCTCGGCGTTACCCCCGGCAGTCCGGCCCTGCGTTCCGGCGCGACACCGATAACCGGCGGCTTCACCGGCGATCCGCTGCACATCGTGCGGTCGACTCCGGCCGATGCCAACAACATGATCGAGGTCGAGTGTCTCGATCGACAGAACAACTACAATACCGCGGTCGCCGAGGCATTCGACCAAGGTTCGATCGACCTCTATGGGGTGCGACGCGATACGAGTACCAAAGCTCGCTTGATCACCGACCCACTGTATGTGGGCGGCATGGTCGCCCAGCTGCTGTTGCAGCGCCAACTCCTCTACCGTAACACCTACACCTTTCAGCTTGGTTGGAAATACATTCTATTGGAGCCGATGGATCTCGTTCAAATCACAGATTCACGGCTCGGCGCCAGCGCCTTGACGGTACGGATCACCGCCATCGAAGAAGACGACGAAGGCATGCTGTCGATCACTGCTGAAGATTTCTTTGGCGCCTATTCACCGACCGTGCTCTACCCGCCGGCCAATTATTCGCCATCCATCTCGCCTTCGATCCTCGGGGTGGGCGGCGGCACTGCAGCTCCAGCCGTGAAGCAGGCGAGCGGCGGCGCAGTCGGCGGGTTCGTGCCAAACTGGAGTGCTCCGCCGGGCGATGTGAACACGCCGCTAATTTTCGAGCCACCGGCGGCGTTATTGTCGGGCGATCTCGAAATCTGGATTGCACTGTCAGGCGGCCCAAATTGGGGTGGCGCGCAGGTCTGGATCTCGGGCGACGGTAATTCTTATGCCTTTGCCGGCGCGGTTTCTGGCCCGGCGGTACAGGGTGTCTTGGCCGGGACGATCGGCAACAGCGGCGGCAGTCCGGATACCACCGACACCTGTTCTGTCGATTTGACCGAGAGCCGCGGGCAGCTGTTCTCAGTCTCCGCCACTGACGCTGCGAACCTCGTCACACTGTGCTATGTAGGCGGTGAGCTCTTTGCCTATCAGTCCGCTAATCTGACGAGCGCCTATCACTACAATCTTTCGATGCTCTACCGCGGTGCCTATGGCACAACTGCGACGAGTCATCCGGCTGGGACGCAATTCGCGCGGATCGACCAGTCGATCGGCCGCTTTCCGTACCCTTCGACTCTGATCGGTCAGACCATCCATCTAAAATTTCCGTCTACCAATATCGTCGGCGGTGGTGCACAGAGCCTCGCTTCAGTGCCGGCCTATACCTACACGGTTACCGGCTCCTGCAAAGCGTCGGTTGCGACCACGGTCAGTGGTTCTTTCACTGGCCCGGCGACAGCCAACCTCGTCGTCCAGCGCTATGTCTTTGCCGGCACCGTTACGTTCCCGGTCGGGCTGACCAGCAGCCAGGGAACTGCCGGGGTAGGCGCTACAGCGACCACGACCTACAGCATCCGAAAGAACGGCTCGAATGACGGAACCATGGTCTTCGCCGCCGGCGCGACGACTGCGACGTTTACCATGGCTTCGGAGACAATCTTCATGGCGGGCGACGTTTTGACCGTTGTGGCCCCGCCATCGACCGACGCGACATTGGCCAACCTCGCGTGGACGCTTGTCGGATCGCAGTAGGCGACACGTTCGTTGGAATTACCCCTGTCAGAAAGAGGCTCTCGTGAAGCTCGAATCGTGGCACAGTAACGAAGACAAGCGCCGCTGGAAGATCGTGCGCACCGACAACTACACCGACGTCCCGGGCGAAATTGTCACCGCCGACGAGACCACTGGTGAATGCAGCCTGCACGTCGCCGGCGAAACCAAGACGCTGAGCTTCGGACCTGGCGGCATCCGGATTGTCGGGCGGGGAAGATGACCGACGACAAACGACTATGGCCAAGGTTCAGTCCGGAAATCAATTTCGGGCATCTGCTTCAGGCCGCCGTCATCTTGGTGACCATAGGCGGGGGTGCGATCACGAGCTATTTGAGCCTTCGCTCGGATATTCAACAAGTGCGTGCCGATCTCACTGTCAAGGTCAGCGAGCATGAATTGCGCATCGCCACGATCGAGCACGCCATCGACGACCAGCACCGTGAGGTGCATGAATTTCAGGCCGAGATGCGTTCGGCGATCTCTCATGTGACCGACATACTGAACGACGTGCGGGTCCAGCTCGGACGCCGGTTGCAGCCGCGTGGGTGACGATTGCCGCCTGAGCCGTGCGTTTCGTGCTTGATCGCGTGAGGGGCTCAGGTAATCGTGCCCGGGGGCGGCAGGAGCACTTGTATGGATTCGAGGGTGGGGTTAAGGGTCGCGGCCTTTGTCGCGCTTCTTGTCGCGGCCGGTTGTGGCAGCACGCGCTCGACGGCGAACCAGTGCCCCAAACCGGTCGCTTACGACGAGGCGACTCTGAAGAAGATCTCGGAGGCATTACGCGCCCTACCCGCTGACAACGTCCTCCATCAAGCGATGGAGGATTACGAGAACGAGCGCGACGACCTCCGATTCTGCCGCTAAGCCCCGATACCTGATCCGGTTGCTCAACCGCAGCTCACTCCTGTCTAATTAGAGTCAACAGGTGGCGGCCCAGAACTAGACACGCGGCCAAGCATATGATCATTAGCGGAATATAGTTGAGCTTGCCTGGCCGGTAAGGCCGACGATCGAGTACGACCGCGACGATCAGTAGCACCACGCAGGTGCCAAGGGCGACACTCGTCTCGGTCAGGTCCATATGTGGGTCAGGGGAAAGGTGCGGTCGCGATCATCGTTCAATCGTTCAGCCGGCAAGAGACATTAAACCTGCGCTCTGCGGCACCATCGTCCTCGCCAAACGCGCGGCAGCCGGCCTAGACTTCGGCGTCGAAATCGCGTCGAGTTGCCATGTCTGAAGAATTCTACCGCATCAAGCGTCTTCCTCCTTATGTCTTCACCGAGGTCAACGCGCTGAAAGCCAAGGCGCGCGCAGCCGGACGCGACGTCATCGATCTCGGCATGGGCAATCCCGACGG